CCCGCTACTGGACCAATTAATAAAACAGCAAAAAAATAATATGAAATTACTTATTTTTATATTAGCCTGTTATGGAATGACAATGATAACAGTCTATGGAAAAATATTTGATAAGGTAAGACCAAAATATCACCTATTTCATTGCACAATGTGCATGGGATTTTGGGTTGGAATGTTTAATTGGTTAACAATATCGTCATTACCGTTTAATATATTTGTTGCCGGTTGTATTAGTTCAGGCACTTCTTACTTATTAAGTAAGGTAGTTGGTGATAGTGGAATAGTAATAAATATGAAGAAATAAGAAATATGCTACTAATTATAAATGATTGGAGGTGTCCTCATGAAAAATTTAGCTTACGTTCGCAGATATTTATTACAACCTGTTCGTAGATGTACTGAAGGTTGTTGATTTTGGCCCCTGCGTCAAAAGCGCAGGGGCTTCTTTAATAGAGAACAGAAAGATGTATCACAAATATAATTTAAAAGAAAGTTTTAAAAATTATATAAAATACGGCCTTAGAGGTATTAAAGAAACACGCGAAGTTTCTATACATGAAATGATTATACAGCGTGGTGATACTGATAAAGGAGTTGGTATACGTACATCTTTTAAGAACTGCATGGAAGGAAGAAAAAGTAAAACAGAAGGTCCAATCCAACTTACATGGATACTAAATGAAAATAAGTTTTTATTAACTGATGGCTATCACCGTGTAACTGAAGGGCTATTAAAAGGACAAATAAAGTTTCTTGCAGAAATAGATTGGAAAGGTTATTCAACTGAATGGAAAATACCTGATAAAAAAGACAGGTTTTATTTAAAAAATGAGTAAAGAACTATTAAGAGAATTTTTTGAACTTTGTGAAGGCGGAATTTGTAAGGATTTACTTACAGAAGAAGATAAGCGCTTTATTCAAGAAGGTGGCGTAATGCTTAGTGGCGTTATGCAAAAATGTGATGAATTAAATGGTAACGGCAGAATATATAGCAAAAGAATTCTTGAACGTGAAATTCGTAATTATCAAAAGTTAGTTGATGACCGTAGAGCACTAGGTGAATTAGACCACCCAGAAGATTCCGTAATCAACTTAAAGAATGTTTCCCACATTGTTACCCGTGTTTGGTGGGATGGCAATAATGTAATGGGCAAAGTTCGTATTTTAAACACACCATCAGGTAAAATTCTACAATCATTAATAGAGAGTGGTGTTAAATTAGGTATTTCAAGTCGTGGTTTGGGAAGCACTTTTAAGGCTAATGGTAGAACTATGGTAGATGACGATTATCAACTTATTTGTTTTGATTTCGTACAAGAACCTAGCACTCCCGGTGCATTTATGATGACAGAAAACAAGAAGCGTACTTTAGATCCAAAGAAAATTTGGACTAAAGCTGATCGTCTAAATAGATTACTAAATGATATAGTAAAGGAATAATAAAATGGCTGATTTTCAATATAAAGCAGGATTAAATCATGTAGGATCTTATCAAATTAGTGGTCTACCTTTTGTAACCGGCTCATTAACTGCACCAACTAGCTCAGGAACACCTATTTCAATTGATTTTCCTAATGTAACTAAATTTATTAGTGTCAATAATCCTTCAACTATTGGAGGACCGCAATTAAGAGTTGGATTCAGTGAAAACGGAATTAAAAGCACCAATTACGTTTTAGTTAATCCACAAGCTACATTAACTCTGGAAGTGCGTGCTACTAAATTGTTTTTGTTGTCTAATGCTGCTGCAATTCCTAATGTTAGCGTAGCTGCTGGATTAACTGGAATTGTTGGCTATGATTTAGCCTCTACATATTCTGGTAGTTTAGGCATAGGATAAGTTTAACAAATAAATATCAATATTTTATAATGTTTTTATTTATGAGGATTTATGAATAAGCAAGAGCTAAAAAATTTAATAAAACCATTAATTAAAGAATGCCTAAAAGAAGTTCTTATAGAAGAAGGTTTTACTAAAATGGTTTCTGAATCTCGTCATGCGGTTACAGAAACTATGCCTGTTAAAAAACAACCCCCACAACAAAAAGCTAATTTATCAGAAGCTAGAAAGAAAATGCTTGATTCAATAGGTAATACTGGTTTTGATCCTTTTTCTGGCTCTACTCCAATAACTGAAGCTGGTGATGTATCTGAATCTTCTTTTCCTGTTACCGGTTTAAACAGTTCAGATCGTGGAGTCGATATTAGTAGGCTAATGAGCAACAAACTTAAATTAACTAACAATGCCATTAATGGCAAGAAAGCAAAAGAGTAAAGTATGAGTAAGCGTCCTATTAATTTAGAAACAAGATTACCAAAAGGATTACAACCTTCATTAGAAAATAATGAATTATTGATTAATCGATTTTTAAAAGCGTGCAGTAAAGAATCTCTTGTACAATATTTATATGATTATTCTTCTTATACAAAGCGTTTTGACAAACCAAGTGTGCTTGAACGTCAACGACAATTAAAATATAAACGCAGCGCACAAAAAGCTAATTTAGATATGTTAGCTGAAATTAACAACGAAACGCCAAAAAAGAAAAAGAAAAAAGTGGCTAAACGTGCAGAAACAGCACAATAATTGTCATTTTGGATCAAATAATACTATTTAAATAAAAAGTACTACTTTTTCCTGCTTACAGGAGATTATTAATGTCATCTGAATTATTAGAACAAGCAATTATTGATGCCGCTGCATTAAAAGAAGTTGCAATTAAAAATGCAGAAAATGCATTGATTGAAAAATACAGTCAAGAATTTAATCAAACTGTTCAAAGACTATTAGAACAGGAAGAAGTAGCTCCTGTAGATCCAAACGCTCAACAAGCTGCATCTCCTGCTGCTGACCCAAATGCTCAACCAGCACAACAGCCTGTAGCAGATCCATTAATGGCAGATCCTATGGCAGCTGTACCTGATATGTCTTTAGACGGTACAGGCGGAAAAGACGCTTTTTCCAAAGTTCCGGGTTCTTTTTCCGACGTTTCAGAAGATCAAATGGTGACAATTAACTTTGATCAAATTCGTGCTACCCTAAATGAAATGTTGGGTGAACGTTATGATACTGGTTTATTGCAAGATTCTACTAATGACGCTCTTGGAGCCGGTGCAGCAGATGCCGCTGTAGTGGAAGAAGAATTTGAAGATGCTCCTGAGCATGAAGAAGAAATTGAGTTATCTGCTGCGGAAGAAACAGCAGCCGAACCTTCTGGCGAAGAACATACAGCTGTCCTTGCTACAAGCGAATTAGAAGGCGACGATGAAGATTTAGGTGGTATTAATGTTGTTATTGGTGACGAAGAACAAGAATTAGAGTGGGAATTGGAAGAAGCTGACGCGCCAGCACCAGAAGCCCCCGCTGTTAACACCACTCCAGCTCCTAGTAACGTTACACAACAAACTGGTAATGCAGATAAGGCACGCATACAGGGAGAAATTTCTGCCTTAAAAACTAAATTAAATATTGCTCAAACACAAAATAACGAACAAGAAATAATTAACATCAATAATAGAATAGCTGAATTAGAAAAATTAGTTGGTAAAGCAGAAGAAAAAATTGCCGCAGGCGCAAATGCCGCCGCCGCTCAAGGCGTGAAAGAAACAGTTCAATTAACTGAAGAAGAATTAGAGGAATTAGCGGAAGAACTTCGCGTTGACCTAAAAATTGGCAATTTAAGCGACGGTTATATGGGTTCTACAGAAACTCAAAAGCGTGAACAACGTAATTTAGAATTGGCAGCAGCGCGTGATTCTAAAGCAGCAGCAGAACGTGCAGCTGAAAAAGAAGCAATGGGTGATTTATTAAAAGAAAATAAAGATTTGAAAGTAATGAATAATAAATTACTTTCTGCATTAGAACAGTTTAAAACACAATTAGAAGATTCTAATTTATTAAACGCAAAACTTTTATACACTAATAAGGCTCTAGGAAATATCTCCTTGAATGAGCGACAAAAAAATCAAATTGTCGAATCTATTTCTAAAGCAGATAGTGTATTAGCGGCGAAGACAATCTATGAAACTCTTCAAAATGCGGTAGAGAATACTGTTAAGGAAAAAGAAACTCCTCAGACTCTCCGCGAAGCAATTAATAGAGCGGCAACGCCATTTGTAGTACGTAAATCTTCTGCAAATAGCGTCAATGACCTACAGGCAGAAAGATTAAAAGCCCTAGCGGGCATTAAAACAAACAAATAACTATCTTAAGGAGATATAAAATGAGTAATGTATTAGAACGCTTGACAGAAGGTTCTGTCGAACGCAACATGTTAACTGAAACAAAAGCATTAGTAGGTAAGTGGGAAGGTTCTGGTCTTTTAGAAGGTTTGAAAGATGACCGTCAACGCAGCACAATGGCAGTATTATTAGAAAACCAAGCTAAGGAATTACTCCGCGAAGCAACCACAATGGCAGGAGGTGATGTTCAAGGTTTTGCTTCCGTAGCTTTCCCAATCGTTCGCAGAGTATTTGCTGGCTTAATTGCTAACGATCTTGTATCTGTACAACCAATGAGCTTGCCAAGCGGTCTTGTATTCTTCATGGATTTCCGCCGTGGCACACAAGTTGGTAACACAGGCGATAGCATCTTCGGCGCTTCTTCATCCTTCTTTGGTGATCGTTTGGGTGTTGAAATCACTGGTGGTATTCGTGTAGAAGGCGTTGAGCACGCAGAAAAAGGTTATTACAATTTAGCTAACGGTTACAATACTTCTCGTTGGTATTCTATCGTTGCCGGTGGCACACTAGTAACAAAGCTAGACGGTAAGAAGGTTAGCGATTTCGTTGATGCTGATAAGAAGTTAGTTCGTTGGGATCCAGATATTCTTAATGATGGCGACTTGTATGCTAACGTTTTCGATCTTCCATTAGCTGGCTTAACTAAGGCTAACTTGTTAGCTGAAAAAGATATCTTTGCCCTTTCTCTTGCACAAGAAGACGCTGGTACAGCTGCTGGTACAGAAGGTGCTGGTGATCGTACTGGTACAACTGCCCTTGGTGCAGGTTCCAGAATTGTTCGTCGTTTAACAGAAGTAGTCACTGTATCAAACGTAAAGTATTTGCGCGTTGTAGTTGTAAGCACAAGCAATACACTTGGTATGGCAACAATGTTAACAACAGGCAAATTAGCTGTTTCCTACCCAATCAAGGATAATCTTGGTAACGTAGGTCCAAATGCTCTTGGTGCAGTAGTAGGTGCAACTCCTTGGACATTTGAAGGTTCACAAAACATTCCAGAAATTGAATTGAAGGTTGACAGCTTCTCCATTACAGCCCGCACACGTAAGTTAAAGGCTCAATGGACTCCAGAATTAGGTCAAGACTTGAATGCTTATCATAATTTGGATGCAGAAGTAGAGTTAACTTCCATGTTGTCTGAACAAATCGGTCTTGAAATTGATCAAGAAATCTTGAACGATTTAGTCAAGGGTGCAACTGGTGGTGTTAAATATTGGAGCCGCCGCCCCGGTAAGTTCGTAAACCGCGACACAGGTGCCGATTTGAAAGATGCAACAGCTGGTTATGCTGCTCCTCCAGATTTCACTGGCAACGTATCAATGTGGTACGAAACATTAGTTGAAACAATCAATGACGTATCTGCCCTCATTCACCGTAAGACACTTCGCGGCGGTGCAAACTTCCTTGTTTGCTCACCAGAAGTTGCTAACGTACTTGAATTCACCAGCGGCTTCCGTGCATCTGTAACAAACGATGCAGAAAAGGGTTCCGTAGGTGCAGTTAAGGTTGGTGATTTAAACAAGAAGTGGGACGTAATTGTTCACCCATACTTCCTCCGCAATGTAATTCTTGTCGGTCGTAAGGGCGGCAGCTTCTTGGAAAGCGGTTACGTATATGCTCCATACGTACCACTACAAGCTACACCAACCATCTTCGATCCAAACACCTTCTCACCACGTAAGGCTGTTTTGACCCGTTATGGTAAGGCAATGGTTCGTCCAGACATGTACGGCCTCGTAGTTGTAGAAGACTTAGAAGGTTAATAATTAAAAGAGATTAAAATCTCTGCCCCACAACTGAAAGGTTGTGGGGTTTTTTATTGTCATAACATCATACTGCGCACTATTTACCTTGTCAACCCTTTACATGTCAACACAGCTCTAGTATAATTTGCGATATGATAAATAAAAACAACTTAGACATAGCAGTTCCAGTAGAAGAAACGGCCCTAAACAAATGTCTTATCTGTAATAGGCAATTCGCTAATGGAAAAATGGCTTTGGCAAGATATTAACCTATGCTGATTTGAGATTTGGAACCGGAGAAGTATATTCTAAGAATCATTTCCAATTTGTTGGTACTACCGATGTTGATTATTGGTATACAAATGGAAAACAACGTTATAATCGATTTAAATACCGTGCAAAAAATGGTAAATCAGAAAAACACATAGCTGAAGAATCTAATGTTAAAAGGATATATGGCTGCGGAAGCAATATTTACTTATATCAGCTTTAATATTGCTAGTAGAAACATGTGTTTAAGTACTATTTAATATATTCAACATTAGAAGGAAAAATACTATGAAAATCCGCATCAGCAAAAGCAAAAAGCCAGTTAATGAATTTCTTGGTGGTTTATTTAGCCGTGGAGGAACAACTAGCAAAACAAAAGGTTTAGGAACCGGCTCTACAGATGCACCAAAGAATCTTAATAATTTAAAAACCGCTTTAGCTGATCTAGAGAAAAAAGTTGGTGAACAAAAAGTAAAATCTCTTGGCTTATCATTGACCGAATTATTAGGTGCAATCGATGATGCAACTAAATTATTTACTGGTGGCATTGGCGCTGCTCGTTCTTTAGGTATGAACAAAACAAACGCTGCTATTAATATAATGAAACAAGAATATGAAAAAGTTTTAGAAAATGCAAAAGATAAAAAATTAACAGCAGAACAGGCTAATAATATCATTACCGGCATAGCCAGATTGGCAAATTATATTCATTCCTCCATGCCAGCATTTATGGAAGAAAATGAACAAAAATTAAATGAAGCATTTGGTATGCAAAGAAAAGCAGTATATAATTTTCTTCAAAGCTTAAAAGGCGTTGATGACGAAGGTAATGCTACAGTTAAATTAACTGATTTAGCTAGTCCAGATGTAGCAGCACAAGCAGCCATGAGAGAAGAACCTCCCGAACCACCACCGGAAGCAAAAGCCGTACAACCGCCAGCACCGACTCCTAATACCGATGATGAAGCTGTTCAAGCAGCAATGCAGGACGTTCCAGCAAAACAAAAACAAATTTCTCCTGAAGAAATGGCTGATAGAGTAAATACATATTCTAAGATCGCTGCTAAAGCAGCACAGCAAAAAACAGGGAAAATGATCACTGCAGAAGATGCTGAAAAAGTTGTTCAAATGTTGATGAGCAAAAACTATTTAAAAGAAGAACTATCGTATGACAGTCTTGTTGATGAAATCGTTAAACAATCAGGCTTAGACAAAGAAGTAGTTGTTGCTATTCTTGATTCATTGCAAAATAGCTTTACTGGCGAACTAGAAAAAGCACAATTCGACAAAGAACGTGAACAATTTGGTGGCATGGGCGTGAACGAAACTCTGAGTGAAAACCTTATTTCACGTAAAAAAGAAGCATTGTTCTCTGAGAAAGATGCAAAAAGATATAAGCTGCTAGCTGGTTTATTATAGGAAATAAATTTTAATGGCACTACCAGATTTCTCACCATTATCAAAAATGAGCAAGGTTATATTACCTGCCACTGGTAATGTTGCCTATGTAACTACTTCTAGTTTACCATTTGGTGTTTATATAGATTCAAATTATTGGACGCCAGATGAAGTAGCAACCTATCAAAGTAGTTCTGCCGAGCAAGTAGCATTTGTTTATAAAATGCTTGGTGGTGATGTGGTTGATATTGAATTGGTAGAAGGCCAAGTGCATACTGCTTATGAACAAGCAGTGTTGGAATATTCATATTTAATTAATTTGCATCAAGCAAAAAATGCACTTCCTTCTGCTCTTGGACAAGAAACTGGTTCTTTTAATGGTGATGGACAATTAACCGGTATCAACTCTGCCTCACTTGCTAATGCCAATCTTGCATTTCCAAAAATGCAATTTACTTATGCGCGTAATGTGTCAATGACAGTAAATAATCAAGTTGCTGTTAACGGTAATGAGCCAATATATTCTGCCTCATTTGATATGGTTCCCGGTGTTCAAGATTATGATTTACAGGCTGTTGTTTCTTCATCCGCTACAGCAAATGGTTGGAATATAGGAAATAAGCGCGTAGTTATACACAAAGTATATTATAAAACTGCTGGTGCATCTTGGAACTTTTATGGTTACTTTGGCGGTCTTAATGTTGTAGGCAACTTATCTACCTATGGTCAATATGCAGACGATAGCACATTTGAAATTATTCCTGCATGGCAAAATAAGCTACAAGCTATGGCTTATGAAGACGCAATCAAAACTCGCGTTAGCGATTGGTCATTTCAAATAAGAAATAATTTGTTAAGAATCTATCCAACACCAAATTCTGCTTCGCCATTAAAGTTCTGGTTTGACTTTTCTGTTCCATCAAACAGTTGGCTGGAAACACCCAATGCATCTGGTTCTGTAGCCACTGATAGCGGCGTTTATGGTATTAATAACATGAATACGCTACCATTTCAGAACATTCCATACAATAAAATCAATAGCATAGGTAAACAATGGATACGCCGTTTTGCATTGGCTATTTGCAAAGAAATGCTTGGTCAAGTACGTGGAAAATTTGATAAAGTTCCAATCCCGGGCGATAGCGTAACATTGAATGCCGATAAGCTTCTTGGAGAAGCAAAAGAAGAAAAAGAAAAACTTCGTGAAGAATTAAAGACACAACTTGCTGAAATGACATATGTTAAATTGAATGAAGATAGTTCTAAGATCATGGAAGACGCTTCCAAAATTCAAACTTATGTGCCCAATCTTATATTTGTTGGTTAATTTTTATGGCAAGAAAGAAAAAAACAAAAGCTAGTTTAGCAGAAAATATAGCTAATCGTCCAGAAGTTGCCCCACCACCTTTGTTTCTTGGTGAGAAAGAGCGCAATCTTGTCAAACAAGTAAACGATGAAGTTATTGAACGTGTTATTGGTCAAACAATAACATATTATCCTATAAGCCGTGAACACACAAATTATAATTTATATGGCGAAGCAGTTAATAAAACTTTTCTTTCACCTATAAAAGTTTTAGCTATGGTTGAGTGGCAAGGCAGCAATACGACAACAGAAGTATTTGGTATTGATCGTCGTACATCTATAACTGTTAAATTTCATCGTAGACGTTTAACAGAAGATCAAGATTTATATGTTCGTGAAGGCGATTTTGTTCTCTTTGGTGATGTTTATTATGAAATAGTTACTTTGGTAGAGAATAAAAATTTGTTTGGTCAAATAGACCATAAGTTTGAAATATTTGCAAAATGTATCAAAGCGCGTGAAAGTACGTTTAATGCTAAATAAAAGAAATAATTATAGTATTTTCAAAAGCGCTACTACTATTTATATTAAGTTATTAGGCTACAAATTTTTGTAGACTCCAAAAGGAGAATTCAGAATGTCAGTGTCAAAATTTAGATTTGTGTCACCCGGAGTACAAGTTGCAGAAATAGACAATTCTCAACTACCAAGATTACCAGAAGCAATAGGACCAGTAGTTATTGGTCGCTCAGTTCGTGGTCCTATGATGCGTCCTGTTAAAGTAAATTCTTTCTCTGATTTCGTTGATGTTTTCGGAGAACCACACAACGGTAATCAAGCGGGTGATGTATGGCGCGAAGGTCCAAAAGGCGCACCAACATATGGTGCTTATGCCGCACAAGCATATCTAAGAAATTCCTCACCATTGACATTCGTTCGTTTGGGTGGTTATCAATACGGCGGTGATGAAAATACTGGCACTGGCGAAGCCGGTTGGAAATATGGTACAGCATATGGCTTGTTTCTTGTTAAAACATCTGGTAGCACAACTGTAGCAAATGCTAAAGCTCCTTTAACTGCTATTATTTATTCAACAGGCAGCGTTGGATTAAGTGGACAAGAATTAAGCGGCACTACAGTATTAAATAACGTAACAGGCACTCTTGTAAAAGCAGGAGCAAACGGTTTAGTTACCCTAGTATTATCTGGTGCTAATAGTGGTGTAGTCACAGCGAGTGCAAATTTTGATAAAGATTCTAGCAAGTATATTCGTAAAGTATTAAACACTAATCCTGTTAGAACAAATACTACTCTTGTACCAACAGGCTCTTTATCGTATTTTCTTGGCGAAACATATGCTTCTTGGACAGAATACACACTAGGTGATTTTAGCGGTAGCGAATATGCCGCTTTCGTTGCACCATTAAAAGATTCCTATTCAGATTATAATGAAAATGCTCAAGATGCAGAAAGCGGTTGGGTTGTATCACAACACTTAGCAGCAAGTGGCAGTTTCGTTACCTCTTCCGGTGGTGTATACCCAGTAACAAATCTTTTCAAAGTTAAAGCGCTAACAGAAGGTGAATGGAATAGCTTAAATCTAAAAGTTTCTATAGAAGATATTAAATTACCTACTAATAAATATACGAAGTTTGGTACTTTCACATTATCTATCAGAAGAATGGGCGACAATGACAATGCACCGGTAAATGTTGAACGCTTTTCTGGCTTGTCACTAGACCCAACAAGTGAAAACTATATTGCCAGAAGAATTGGTGATAAATACACCGAATGGAGCTATGAAAAGAAAACATTCCTAGAATATGGCAACTATGATAATAATTCTAAGTTTATTCGGATCGAAATGAATCCAGATGTAGATAATGGTTTGGTAGAATCAGATTTATTACCATATGGTTTCTATGGTCGCAAAGTATTAACACTTTCTTCTGTATCAAACGGCGGTGGTTTAGATTCTGCATTATTTGCAGCGGACCAAGTGCTTACAGCTAGTACTTCGTTTGCCTTAACTGCCACATTACCACAAATACCAATGTTGTATAGCTCTAGCAACAGTGTTACTCCTTCTTTAACTTCTTTATATTGGGGATTGGACACGGGTATAGACGGTACCAAGAGATACAATGAAGATGTTGTAGATACTGTTAGATACTCACGTCTTGAAAGTGGCTCTTACTCATTCCTATTTACCCTTGATGAAATCAGCGGAACTAGCACTTCATCTGTTTGGGTTCCCGGTTGTAGAGCTGCTGGCACTTCTAAATCTAACATATTAGGCACACACAACAAATTTACATTACCAATGGTTGGTGGTTTTGACGGCTTAGATATTACTGTTAAGGACCAATTCAGTTCTGATACTCTTGGAAATGGTGCAACAGAAAATACTAGTTATGCATATAATAGCGTTAAAGTAGCTATCGAAAGCATTGCAGATCCAGAAGTAGTAGAAATGAATTTAGCAGCTGTTCCCGGCGTCGAAACAGAAGGTTTAACAAATCTATTAATTGAAAAATGTGAAACCCGTGGCGATGCATTAGCTATCATTGATCTTAAAGGTGATTATAACCCATACCAAGCTTCTATAAGCGTACGTAACGGTAGACCAAATGTTGATACTGTTGTTAATAATATGAAAGAACGTGCGCTAAACAGCAGCTATGGTTGCGCATACTTCCCTTGGGTATTGGCTAAAGACAGCATCAATAATTCACAAGTATGGTTGCCACCTTCTATCGCTGCTCTTGGTACATTCTCTAGCGCACAACGTAGCACAGAATTATGGTTTGCACCAGCAGGCTTTAACCGTGGCGGTTTATCAAACGGTTCAGCAGGTTTGCCAATCGTGCAAACTTCATTGCGTCTAAATTCAAAAGACCGTGACGCTCTTTACGAAGCTAACATTAATCCAATTGCTACATTCCCAGCAGAAGGTATTGTTATCTTCGGTCAAAAGACACTACAAGTAACACCAAGCGCTCTCGACCGTATCAATGTTCGTCGTTTGATGATCTACTTGAAAAAAGAAATTAGCCGCATGGCAAGCGTTGTTCTATTTGATCCAAACATCCAAGTAACTTGGAAGCGTTTCACAAATCAAGCAGAACCATTCCTTGCAAGCGTTAAGTCACGCTTTGGCTTATCAGAGTATCGCTTAATTCTTGATGAAACAACAACAACGCCAGAACTTGTAGATCGCAACGTTGTATATGCAAAAATCATGTTGAAGCCAGCACGCGCTATTGAATTTATCGCTCTTGACTTCGTTATTACAAACACTGGCGCAAGTTTCAACGATTAGACTATATATATTATAGGAATTTAATTTTAGGAGAATAAAAAAATGGCATTTTGGAGCAAACAAGAATCAGAACCATTAAGACAATATCGTTGGATAATAAATTTTGGTGCCACCGAAGTTACCAACGGCTCTATGGACAGTCTTATATATGCATTAAAAAAAGTTGATAAACCAAAAGCCAAAGTTGGTGAAATAACGCACAAATATCTTAATCATTTCTTTTATTATCCCGGTCGTCTTGAGTGGGAAGCGATTAATATGACTTTTGCAGCGATTACAACACCAAATGCCACAAATTTAGTTAATAATGTTTTTTTAGGAGCTGGGTATGGGGTACCAACAAATGTAACCGGTTTTGATAATGTCTCTAGCATAGGAAAAAGAAAATTTAGCAATATGCTCGGTTCTTCAATTGATATTATACAATTAAACCCGGATGGTCAAATTTTAGAACGTTGGAGATTAGCTAATCCATTTTTTACTAGCGTACAATTCGGCAGTTTAGATTATTCTAGTGAAGAAATAGTAGAAATTACTACTACTGTAAGATATGATTGGGCAAAGTTAATGGATGTCAACGATCGGGATGATAGCGTAAGAAATATTAATAATCTCGGCGTTCCATAATACTAATACTATATGGCGTTTTGGTCTGACATAAATAACACTCCTGAACCATTACGCCAATATCGTTGGTATTTACAGTTTGGCGATAATAAATTAGAAAGTAATTTAGATAAATTAAGATATGCTCTGATGGAATGTGGTAAGCCAGAAATGGAAATCACTACATCAGAACATTTACTTTTAAATCATTATTTTAAGTATCCCGGCCTTGTTAAGTGGAAGCCAATCAATATTAAAGTTGCCTCTGTGGTTGGGCAAAAATATAGCGAAGATGCCTCTAGAATATTTCATGTATTGGCAAACAGAAGTGGTTATTATTTACCAAATTTAACTCAAGAAAATAATATTAATAAAATAGATATGATTACTAATATAGAAAATATTGAAATTATACAAATAAACACTGGTGGTGCTGAAATAGAAAAATGGTTATTATATAATCCTTTAATATCAAATATAAAATATGGTAATCTATCTTATGCAAGTGAAGATATAGTTACCATAGACGCAACAATAAATTATGATTTTGCAGAATTAAAATTTGATATCGATAGAAACAAGAAAATTAAATAAGTAGTACTTTTAAAGAAAGCTAGGTAAAAAATGCGCAATAACGAAGATCGTTTAGGGGCAAACTTAAATCGTCAAGACGGACTACCAACTCAACAATTAGCAACCCAACCTTTACAACAAAATAATCCACTGCAAGCAACACAGTTAGATTTCATGGTACCAACAGAATTTGTTGCTTTGCCATCCAAAGGATTATTTTATCCACCACATCACCCATTACATAAAAAAGACAGCATTGAAATCAAACAAATGACCGCTAAAGAAGAAGATATTCTTACTTCTCGTAATCTACTTAAAAAAGGTGTTGCATTAGATAAACTTATACAATCTCTAGTATTGGATAAGAATATCAATACTGACACATTAACTGTAGAGGATAGAAATGCAATCATAGTTGCTTCACGCATTTCAGCTTATGGAGCGGATTATAATACAACTGTTACCTGTCCATCATGTAATGAAAAAGTTAAAAGCACTTTTAATTTATTAGAAAGGCTTGAGCAACTAGAAAGCGAAGAAAGCTCATTGCAAGTTGATGATAACGGTTTATTCGTCGTAACACTGCCTGTAACGAAGTACACGGTGATTTGCAGGGCTTTAAATGGTATGGACGAGAAAGAGTTGCTGCGTGTATCAGAAAGCAAAAAGAAGGGCAATAGCGGCGATTCTACGCTGTTAGAGCAATTACGCTGTATGATTGTTTCCATACAAGGCAATACAGATAAAGATACTCTTACTAGAGTAGTTAGTTTGCTTCCAGCAGCTGACTCAAGGTTTTTACGTAAACAATATCAAAATACAGTAAAAGCAGTAGATCTAAAGAAAACGTTTACTTGTAGTGCTTGTTCATATGAAGCGGAGATGGAGGTGCCGCTGTCCGCAGACTTTTTTTGGGTTAAATAGCGAATACCAAGAAAATATATATGAACAATTCTTTTATTTGAAATATTATGGCGGATTCAGTCTTTTTGAAAGCTACAATTTGCCAATTGGTTTGCGACAATGGTTTGTTAAAAAGCTAATAGATCAACTAAAAGAAGAAAATGATGCAATAAAAAAGGCAAGTCGTAAATAATCTTGAGCGGATTTAATTATCCGCTCAATTTTTATTTATTGTCTAATTATTTTGTGTAGTTTTTAATGGATAAATATTATGGCTGTTCCTACTAAAGAACAATTAGAAGAATTAAGAGAATTGCTGAAGCAATCTGGCACGTCAGTTAAAGAACTAGACGATTTTATGAAATTAGTTGAAACTTCTTCTTCTGATCTAGTAAAAATTTTAATAAAACAAAATGAAGAAAGACAAAAGGGCAATGATTTAATAAGAGAAACAAATAGATTAGCTGAATTAGAAAACAGTAAAAATGCAAGAATATCTGAAGACGCAAAAAAAATTGCCGATGAAAGAAAAAAATTTACTGATGATTTAATAAAAAAACAAAATGATTTATTATTGATAAATCAAAAAATAAAAACTCTTGAAGAACAACAAAAAAACAATAATGGTATTTTAACCAAAGAGCAACAAAATCAATTAAATGCCGCTAAAGCGGAAATACCTATAATTAAAGAACAAATAGCCGCTTCACAAAGAAATCTAGAAATTTCCGATAAACGTGTTGAGGTTCTAGGACAAGAGCAAAGAATACATAAAGAAATTATAAATTCTATTGAAATACAAACATCAAGAATGTTTGCTCTAGATGATGTATGGCGTAACTATAAAAGAGGCGTCAGTTTAACATCCGCATTGTTTCAAAAATTTGTTGATAACGCCGCTGAGTTACTTTCAAAGGTTAATGAAGGTAATGCACAATTTGCTAAAACAACCGGTCAGATAGCAGATCGTACTTTTAATTTTGGCATGGGTTTAAGCCAATTTGGTATTGGATTTGAAGAATTAAATAAAGCTGCTGGTGAATTATTTGTCTCAATGAGCGGCTTTTCTAATTTAAATAAAAACGTTCAAAAGGATTTAGCCGAATCTGCTGCAAAAATGGAACTATTAGGCGTTAGCGCCAGCACTACTGGAAAAATCATAAATGATTTGACCAAGGGTATGCGCATGACCGCCGATGAAGCACGGACAACAAATGAATATCTTGCCCGTGCAGCTATAGGAATGGGTGTGCCACCGCAAAAAATGGCACAAGAATTTGCTGCTGCAACACCTAAAATGGCTGCTTTCGGCAAGCAAGGCGTAGAAGTATTTATACAATTACAAAAACAAGCTAAATCGCTTGGTATGGAAATGAATACCTTAATGGGCATAGTCGGTGATACCTTTGATACATTTGAAGGCGGTGCCCGTGCAGCAGGCAGATTAAACGCTATATTAGGCGGTGATTATTTAAATTCAGTAGAAATGTTAAATGCCACAGAAAGTGAGCGCATAGAAATATTAAAACGTTCATTTGATATGAGTGGAAAGAATTTTGATTCTCTTGATAAATATGAGAAAAAAGCTATTGCTGCTTCTTTGGGAATAAGCGATTTAAATGAAGCAAGTAAACTATTTGGTTCTTCTACTTCTGATTTAAATGCCGATATGGAAAAACAGGCAGCAACTCAAGAAAAATTAGAAGCTGTTCAAAAGGAAGCAGTAACCACGCAGAAAAAAATGAATGAAATCTTTAATGGATTTTTAGTTATCATCAAACCATTAGTTTCTACTATAGAAACATTAGTTGAATGGATTACTTGGTTAAATGATAAAGCATTTGGGTTTGGTGGAACTTTAATTGGCGTTGGGTTAGGAATTAAGTTTTTTGGTGGCAATATAACTTCTCTATTGTCTCCACTAAAAAGCATGTATGGTTTTATCGCGTCCATGCCTGCAAGAATAAAGGCGATGACAGCTGCAATGAAGGCTCCAGAAGGTGGTGGCTTCTTATCTGGCGTTAATGCGTTTTTTAAAGGAAAAACCCCAGAAGTTCCAGTAGTTCCTAAAATACCAGAAATGGATCCAAAAGCTGGTTTTTCTTTTAAATCGGCAATGGAAGGTATGGCACAAGGTTTTGCCGCCTTTGGTAACACTGCGGGTGTTTTAAAAGGAGCTTTAATTTTTACATTAGTAGCTGCTGCCGTTGGTGCTTCAATGATCGTATTTGCTTTTGCTCTTAAACAATTTACTGGGATCGATTTTGAACAAGTGATGAAAGGGTTAGGAGTTTTAACTTTATTAACTATTGGTATGTTTGCACTTGGAGCGTTTCTTACAGGTCCGGGTCTTATATTTTTTGGTGCTGGTGTGTTGGGTATAATGGGTTTGTCAATAGCCATAGCAGCATTGGGTAATTCCTTACAAACACTAGATGTTACTAAATTAGAAGCTTTTACTACTTTCACAGATAAAGTTTCTGCAATAAAAGATATTAAAGAAGGAGCAAATCAAACAGCAGCTGCTATTTTGACCATAGGATTAGCTTTAAGAGCAATTCCTGAAGGTAAGGATGTTACCTTAAGAGCGTTAAACGATACTCTATATACCGCAAAAACAATCAAAGAAGAAGAAATTAAACCAGCTAAAGACTTTGTTGATGCTGTAAGAGAATATTATGTAGCACAAGAAAAATCAAAAGATTCTGATAAAGATGCGCTCGCTGTAGCATTAAAAGAATTAAAAGGTATACTAACACCAAAAACTAACAATGAACCAATAGACATTAAATTAGTATTAAAAGATGGTCAAGTGCTAAATGGCACTTTAACGGGAAATTTGGGTAAATTAGTTAACGGTAATGGATAACGGTTAAGGATATTATGTCATATTATGGATTTAGTAGTTTATATCAAAATACTGAATATCAAATAAAAATATATTCATTTAGTATAAATGAAACTGTAACTTTTCCTGCGTTCGTGACAGATTATAACGACTCTTTTAAAAGTAATTGGACAACACAAGAAATTTATGGTAGGATGGATCCTATAGCTACTTTCAAAAATACATCTAGAACTATTAATTTAGCTTTTGATATACCAAATTCTGATATAATAAACGCTAAAGAAAATTTATCTAATTTAGATACAATTATTAAAGGTTTATATCCTGTGTATGATGAAAGATTATCTGGCTCAAGCAATATTTCTGCTCCACCGCTATTCAGAATAGAAATGTCTAATTTGATTTGTAATGTACAAACAGGCGAGGGATTATTAGGATATTTAAACGGATTTGATTTTAAGCCAGAAATGAATAGTGGACACTTTATTGATAGTGGTATAATATATCCAAAATTGCTTAAAGCTTCTTTTACTTTTAATGTGCTGCATGAGCATGCATTGGGAACTAAAGTTATTGGAAATAAACACGTACCAAGAATAAAAGTTGGGGAAGGATTTAGTTATGCCTTTGCGCATAAATATGATAAGCGAACTTTTGTTGGTGCGACTACCCCTGCCTCTGGTTCAACATCAGCTGCTACGCAACAAGCTACAACTCCCAGTAACGAAATACAACTATATACTTCTAGATTATTAGAATCTGGTCCTAATGCCGCGCCACAAGGAAGAATATATCAAGTTAGTCCAACTTCTATGGGTGGCAAGCCACCTGAAAGATTTACTTTAGTGAATACAACGAATGTATACAAAGTCTATAAAAGTTCCGATGGACAACTTATCGGCATACCAATAAATCGGAATGGTGGTTCGGTTGGATTTACTACAACACCCAACTCGCCAGCTATTACGGAATTAGCAGTATTTAATAATTAAAAATATATTATGTCCAATCGTTATAAGAATAGAGAAATACTACAAAATAATTTAGAAATGTATAAAGAAACATTTCGTAAAAGAAATGTAAAATTTATACGTCAATATGAATCTCCAAACTTTAGATATCCTAAAGGAGAGGAATTAAATAAATTTGAAATCATAACCTATACATGGAAAATGGGTGATAGTTACTTTAAATTAGCAGACCAATTTTATGGTGATGCTAAAACTTGGTGGGTGATAGCAAAATTTAATAATAAGCCAACCGAATCTCATGTATCTGTTGGCGATGTAATATATATCCCTACTCCTTTACCAAAAGTTTTAAATTATTTATCTGGATAACATATGCCGTCTAATAATGATAATCAAAAAGCTATAGTAGAAGATAAAGCAGCTGCTGCCTCGCAAAATAGATTAGGGCAACAAGCAGCGCTTATGCTTAATTGTGACAAAATATTAGATAAATTACAAAATTCTGAATACGCAGATAGAAGAAAAGTTAAATATAAATACTTTACTACAATTCGTGATAGTGAAAATAAAAGCACCACTACTGATTGTTTTGAAATAACTAATTTATTAACAAAAAATGAAAGTATAAAATCATTTTTTTATAAATTACCACCACATGTAATGTCTGTTTTGCAACCAACAATAAAACTATATAAAATATTTTATCCAACTTCACAATTGGTTGAAACAGCAGAAAAAGGCACTAAATCTATTAATGGTTACGATTGGCGTATACCTTTTGACGATGTTTCTGTTGGTAGTCCCGGTAATCCAACTTCTAGTGAATATGTTAATGAAACGTTGCAAGGTGTTTTAAATGGTGCTGGTAGATTAGGTGGAGCTGGTATTAAATCTTTTAGCTATTCCTATAAAGGCGTAAATCCAGCAGAAATAAATACAAATATAGTTGCAAACTTAGAATTATTCATGTCGTCACCAGATGATTTAATTAGATCTATAAATATTCGCAACGATGATCCAAGATTTATTAATGCTGGTGTTTCCGGATTACCAGAAGGGATAAGCTTTTCCTATTCTGATTTGGTTAATCAATCATCAAGAATTAGAGTTGATGCTTTTACAAAAATTGATAAACGCTTAGTGGTTAATGAGCATTATTATAGAATTAAAGCAGTTGTTGGTTATGTTACGCCACCACAAAATTATTTAAACAATTTAAATTTAACACAACAACAAATAGAAGATCTTAAAAAAGCAATTAATATCTCAAAAGTAATTTTGTTATTAACACCTTATTCTCATAGTTTTGATTTTAATGAAAATGGTAATATAAGTTTAAAAATTGAATATCATGCAATGATAGATAAAGTTCTTGCGTCACAAGATGCAGATGTATTAAAAGCAAATATAACAGAATATGTAGCGTATAAACAAGCTAAAAAAACTCTTGAAGATGCTAAAGATAATAAACTTAAACAACTTAATAAAATAAAATGTAATCAAAAAGACACAACTAACAGAGAAAAAGAAATAAATCAAGCAGAAGAAAACAATAAAAAAACAATCCAAGACGCGCAAAATAATTTAAGAATTGCTAATCTAAAACTTTATAGCGCATTAAACAAAAAAATACTTAATCTTGAAACCGGCCCTGTTAGTGCTAATAAAAAAGATAGCCATGGTAAGGAATATGCAGGTGTATACGTTGCTAGTATGCATCCTAGCGCGGTAGGTGTCACTAGTTTAATTGACAATGCGGCAGCAGAAACAATTACTATGGCTACAGGAGGTTTTTTATCTAGTGTTTTATCTTTTTTTAGTTCAGGTGGAGAGAGATTAGAAAAAGCAGATACTATAAGAATTAAAAAAATCAGTGATTCAAGAAAAATTTCTAAAATAGAATTATTAAAAGGTGAATCTAAAAGAGAATTAGCTAACAAACTTGTCGATAAGCCATCGCAAGAAATTATAAAAGATATAGAAAATAAAAAAGCTGCTGATGAATATCAAAAAAAATCTGATAGTGAAAACGAAGAATTAAATCCACAAAGCAACAATACGGTAAATGTTAAGTTCGTCTTTCTTGGCGATGTATTAGACGCAGCATTGGAATGCATGAAATACGTTAGTCCAGCCAGCGCTGTTCCTAGAATAGTTTTAGGAAATATAAATATTGAGATTCCACACGTATATATTGAAGGCGATGATGAAGAAACTAAATCTTGGACTATAACAACTACTATAAATTTAGCCGATGTACCGATATCTTTAGAATTATTAAATGCGTTTTTGATAGATAAACTTGTTAGACAAAATAAATCTTCATACCCAGTAACACTTTTTATTAAAGATGTTATAAGTGAATTAGTGATTGCTTGTATATCGCCAAAATATTTTGGTACTTCTGCAAAGCTTAATTCTGCAATAAGAATTTCTAATTTGTTATTAAGCGTTCCTTTAGATAATAATAAAAGAGATGTTTTAATGCAAAAAACAGCGCAAGAATTTATAAACGCCAATCAATATAGTTCTTACCCGGATCCTATTGACTTAAGTAATCTTAAGCAAGAATATCGAGATGGGATTAAAAAGTTTTTTGATACCGATATCGAAAGTTTATTAGCTAATGATGTAGCAAGTTATTATTTTATATATTGCTCTACAAAATTTAATGAAAAAGGCAATGTTGGCGATGAAGATGAAGATGCTAAAAAAGGCATATTTCATTTTAGAATGGGTACCGATAGTGGTATTGTTAAAAAAATAACTTTTTCTAAAACAGATTCTCCTTTTTATAGAGAAGCCGTAGCTGCTCAAGAAGGCAAAGACAACGTTTCTCTAATAAAACAAGTTTATGATGCAAAAATAGAAATGTTTGGTAATAATATCTATAGACCCGGAGATATAATATATGTTGAACCATATGTAAGTTATGTTTCTAGAACTAGACAACAAGCATATTCTACGAAAGGTGCAACAGGTCAGCAAGAAACTAAAACAATATCTATATTAGTTGACATGCAGGACTATGTTGGTATTGGTGGATATTATTTAGTAACTGAAGTAGAAACAAACATTAATGAAAATGCATTTAATACAAATTTGACAGCTTTATTTAAAGCACATAAATATATTGAACACGATGATCCTAATAAAGATTGTAAATAATAATTAATTTTTATGAATCCCACATCTTTTCCATATGGTAGCAATAAAGTAAAATCCACAAGCGTTCTTTTTGAAGATAGAAAGCTATATAAAGAATATTTTATTGAGCAAATAAAATTAATTGAAGATTATGGTAGCAAAATACCATTTGCTGATCTATATCTAGATAATTCACTGTATGGTTTGGTGGATTTAAACGCCGATTTAATACAATTAAAAAATCCAAATACTGACTTAAAAATAGTCAACGGCTATAATAATGAAAATTTCAAACTTTTGAATTTTATTGCTGATGCTTACTTGGATTTAAAAGAATATTTAAATAAGGTATTTTTAATTGGCAAAATGCCAGCTAATAATTTTATGACTGAGATGCAGATATATAGGGCATATATTAATCCTGATTCTTACGATATAGTTATTAAAGATATTATAAAAAACAACTTTAAAAATGAATATATAAAAAGCCAAGAATTAAATTCGTCTATAACTGATTATCATGATTTTATTATTCATTATAACAATTATTTAATTAATAATATTGGCTCCTACCCCTTAACCAAGGGCACCTCCCTGCTATCCAGCAATTTTATCGGTTTTAGTAGCGGATTAGTTTTTGATATCGCTAATACAGAAGCAGACAATGATTTACTGAAATATATACAGTTTTTATCAACAAAAGAATTTATTATTTTTGCTGAAGCATGTTTGCGTTTTGGATTCAGAATCGATGTTAATGTTCCTTGGAGATTAATCGCAGACCTAAATTCTAAAGCGATGTATAAATATTATGAAAGATATCAAATAAAAAATATAAATGATGTTTTTTCTAAATATTATAAAAAAACTTATACAGATGAATTAAAAAATATCAAAAATTTTTATTTTGATAGTTATAATTTTTATATAAAAGATAATGAACGGTATCACAAAAACCATAAAGATATATGTGCTGAAAATTCTTCCAAAACTATAATTTTAACAAGACAACTAGCTAATAAAGAAGAATTTTATAAAAACTATAAAGATAATTATTGGATTAAAGTTTATACATATTTTAAAAATCTTGAATTTCAAAAGGGCTTGACACAAACGCAATTTGATAATATAGTTAGAGAAGCTGGAGAATATTGCAAGATTGGCAAGCAAGAGAGATCTTTAAAATATATAAATGACTTTTTTAAAGATTATAATAATATATTATATTATAAGTCAAAAATTACCATTCCAGAAGAAAAAATTGATGATATAACAAATTATCAAAGACCATTAATAAAATTATAGAGGAAAAATGCTATTTCAAACTTTAGATGATAAAAAAGAATGTGTTGCGATATATGCTGACAATAAATTAAATTATCATTTAGATTTCACAAACCTCAAAAAAACATGGAACTACAGCTCTTTCTTAAAAGGCCAAGATATTGATTATGCTGCTTTATATGTTGAAGGAAAATCTCTGGATTCTGTCTGCCCAGAACATCTAAAAGAAGAATGGACAAATATCAACAATAGATTGAAAGCTTTTATTAATTCTTTTGTTGAATCAAAAGTTTCTTTAAAAGAAAATTGTTTTTTTGATTTGACACCACAAAAGTTTTTAATTCAATATTGCGATATAAAAAATAAAATTTGTCAATATGTTTTTGATAATTATGAAAAGCCAAAAGAGTATGCTTTTTATAAAAGGTTTACTGAAATAATTAATGACATTAAATACCGTAAATTAAACGTTGATGCGAATGAAATACAAAACAAGCTATATAAAGATGCTGCTATGGGATTTTATAAAAAGATTGTCAATGGCAGTCATTATATTAATTATAATTTGTATGGTAGCATCACTGGTCGCTTAACAGTTAAAAAAGATAGTTTTCCTATTTTAACCTTTGAAAAACAATATAGAAATATATTAAAGCCAACAAATGATTGGTTTATAAGTTTTGATATAAATGCAGCCGAATTAAGGACTGCTTTGGCATTACTAGGGAAAGAGCAGCCAGCAGGAGATTTTCATGAATGGACTGTCGGCAATATCTATAATAATGAATTAAATAGATCTTTGGCTAAAGAAACAACAACATCGTGGTTGTATAACAGCAATAGCGTGCTAACACAAAAATACGATGATCAATTATCTGCTTTATTTTCTAAAGAACATTTAAAAAATAAATATTGGATTGATGGTTATGTACATACTCCATATAATAGAATTATTGAAAGCGACAATCATCATGCTATCTCTTATCTAAATCAATCTACATTTATTGATTTATTTCATAGACAAATCATCAAAGTTGATGATTTATTAGAAAATAAAAAATCATTTATTGCTTTTATGATACATGATGAATTTGTTCTTGATGTTAAAGAAGAGGAAAAAGAATTACTTATTGATGTTGCTAAAACGCTTCAAGAAACACCATATGGAATATTTCCTGTAAATATTAAAGCAGGTAAAGATTTCTATAATATGAAAAAACTTAATTTAAAGGTTTAATATGCAAACAGTTATTTGTCTTGGCGATAAAGCCTGCGATATAGGAGAAAAGTTTGAAAATAACGATAACTATAAAGTTAAATTATTAGATATAGATATCGAAGGCGATAATTGCTTTTCTTTAAAGCGTTATGAAAGTCCTGAAGAATACGAAAAAAACACTCCTAACTTTAAAAAGTTTTTTCACGATATAAGTGACGATGTTTTGTTTATAACTAGTGGCGATAGTGAATTAGCTAGTTGTTCGTTAAAACTATTGGAACAGATAAAAAATAAAAATATAAGCGTATCATATATTATTCCAGAAATTGAATTTTTGTCTGAAACGCAAATTCTGCAAAGTAGAGCTATATTTAAAATTTTTCAAGAATATGCGAGATCTGCCTTATTTGCTGAATTAATATTGCTAGACGAAAAAAATACAGAAACTATAATAGGCGACTTGCCAATTACAGAAGTCGCTGACTCATATAATTCATTAATATATAATTGTATTAATTCAATCTATAATTTACAAAACGCAGATCCAATTATAAAATATGACAGTAAACCAAATCCAACAAATAGAATTTGTTCTATAGGATATTATGATTTAGAAAGCGATACAGAAAAGCTATTTTTTAATTTAAATTTGATACAGAACAAGTGCTATAATTTCTTTATAAATGAAGAAAATTTAAAAAACGATAATACTTTATACAAAAAAATAAAACAAAAAATTAAATCTAAAACTGGTGATAATATAAAATTGTCTTATACTATTCATAGTACCAAAAATAATAATAATTACTGTTATTTAAAAGCATATACTAAAATTATACAATAGAGGACATATGATAACTTACAAGGCATTATATAGAAAAAAGAATGGTCAATTTCGTAGCATGCGCTTTACAAAACTTAGGCAGTTGCCAAAGCAGTTTGTTCCTGATAAGATTCGTAAATCCAAGAACACAAAATTAACAGAAGGCATGGAAGTAGTTTGGGATTTGGATGCACAAGATTTCCGTATTTTTAATTGGAATACGGTTGTAGGTGAAGTAAAGAAACAAGACGAATTGTTTGTGTTGTAACTCTTATACAGACCGTGTTAGAGTCTAACCATCAGCCGGGAAATTTACCGTGCTGATATATAAAGGAGAAGTAAAAATGGGTATTGATCTAAAGAAGATGAAGGCAAAGCTAAACGCACTAAATAACAAGGGCGGCAACAAGACTAATTTTTGGAGTCCAAAGGAAGGACAAACTTACTCTATCCGTGTAGTTCCAACACCAGACGGTGATCCATTCAAGGAGTCATGGTTCCACTATGAACTTGGTACAACGGGCGGATTCCTGTGTCCCAAGAAGAACTATGGTGATTCCTGCCCAGCTTGTGATTTTGCCAGCAAGCTTTACAAGGAAAAGAATGAAGAGAGTGCCAAGATGGCAAAGAAGCTCTTGCCACGTCAACGCTTCTTCTCACCAGTTCTAGTACGCGGCGAAGAAAAGGAAGGTGTAAAAATCTGGGGTTATGGTAAGCTTGTTTATCAAGATCTAATTAACCTTGTTCTCAACCCAGACTATGGCGATATTACTGATCCAGAAGCTGGTACTGATTTGACTATTACAGCCAACAAGGCTCCCGGTCAATCATTCCCAACAACCAAGGTAACTCCTGCTCGTAAGACCAGTAAACTATGCCAAGGTACTGATGTGGAATGCAAGGAACTTCTAGAAACCCTCCCAGAGTTTGAAACCCTGCACCAACGTAAGACCAGCGAAGAAGTGTCAGCTATTCTTGATGCATATCTTGCTGGTAACACAGATGAAGAAGCAGAGGAAGCTTCTTCTGAGACAAAGAAGTTTGCTGCTGCTGCCCCTGTTAAGGGTAAGAGTGCAGTCGATTCCGCATTTGAGGAGTTAATGTCTAATTAATCTTTTCTTCAAATGCTAGGTCAACTACGCTTAACATTGTAGAGCAGATATAGTATAAAGAAGGGAACAGGGTAAAACTTGTTCCCTTCTTCCTTTTTGGAGATAACATGCAAGAATACTTAAATCTGCTTGAAAAATACGAATGCAAATTAGTTGATGGAAAAATTATAAATAAGAACGGCAAGAACACAAGAATTATATGGAGTCCTTTAAATAATCCAGAATTAGACGACTCTGTAACTACTTTAACCGAAGAAGGCAAAAAAATAAATCTTGATGCTCTTGAAGGAATGTTAAAAATAGCGTATAAAATATAACCGGAGATAACATGCAAATGTCAAAAAATAAAAAAGAATCAGCAGGTAAAGTATCAATTAATCAATTAAGAGATTTATTAAATAAAAAAAGCGGTCGTGAAGTAGCATATGATTTGCAAGACGATAATCCAACAGAAGTAACAGATTGGATTCCAACAGGTTCACGTTGGCTTGATTCAATTATCTGCCGTGGAAAGCTCGCAGGTATTCCAGTAGGAAAGATTAGCGAATTAGCTGGTCTTGAAGGTAGCGGTAAGTCCTATATGGCAGCACAGATAGCTGCTAATGCACAAAAGATGGGAATTGATGTTATTTACTTTGATTCCGAAAGTGCTATTGACCCTGAATTCATGAAGAAAGCGGGGTGTGATATGTCAAGAATTC